AGCAGAGGTATACGCACTCATAGAGGAACTTATAGATATGGGACATTTACTACAAGGCGGTTTAGGATTGTACGATACGTTTGTACACTACGATATAAGAAAGACTAAAGCGAGATGGAATGGGTGATTACAAGAAAAAGAATGGCACTACAAGAGTAGGCGATGCTCTACGTTGGCTCGTGAAGCAAGGTAAAGACGTAGCACCAGAGCTATTATCGGTTGTTGGTAGTGTTACTGGTATAGAACAATTAAAAGACCTTGCAGATAAGATAGGTAAAGACGATAAACTATCAGAAGCAGACAAAGAACTTCTACTTGAAGAACTGCGATACGATATGTTAGAAATGGAAGAAACCACAAAGCGATGGGTAAGCGACAACCAAACAGACAGCTATCTTACACGCAATATAAGACCATTAACGCTTGCTTTTTTAACAGCTACACTATTTGTATATATAATATTAGATAGTTCGTTAGAAGGCTTTAAAATAGACCCTAACTGGATAGACTTACTTTCTTCACTTTTATTATTAGTCTATGGTGGGTATTTTGGTATGCGTAGTGCAGAGAAGATTACAAAGCATTGGAAAAAATAATTTTTTTATTTCAAAATAAATATATAACTTTACATTATTTATTATTAAAAATATTTTAAAACATATTTAAAAAAAATATATATATAAATAAATATAAGATATCTGAGGTTTATTCAAATGGCAAAAAAAACAGTAAGAAAAAAATTAATTGAAAAACTTGATAAGGTATTTAGCATTTATATAAGACGTAGATATGCAAAAAATGATATAGCTGAATGTTTTACGTGTGGTAAACAAGATCATTGGAAAAAATTACAATGTGGTCATTTTCAAAGCCGTAAAAATTATGCAACTAGATTTGGCACATTAGATAATGATGATGTTGTAACAGAATTGAATTGTCAAGTACAATGCGCAGGATGTAATGTATTTAGATATGGTGAACAATATTTATTTTCAAAAAATTTAGATAAAAAATATTACGATGGTTTAGCGGATGAGTTATTTATACGATCAAAACAAACTGTTAAATTTGATAATATAGATTTAGAAATGTTAATAAATAAGTATCAAACATTAATTGATAATTTAAATAATTAGTTAAATTTGTAATATCTTTGTTTTTTGTTTAACACTGACTAACCAGTCAAAATAAGCCATCCATAATAGGGTGGTTTTTTTTATATAAAAGTTTTTTTGTTTATATGTTGTTTATTAATTTTTTTTTATATATTTGAATATTATTAATATTAAACAAAAACAAATGACACTATTAGAAAGATTACACCCAGTGTACAAAGACAAATTAAGTGTAGCTAATTTAGAGTACCCAGATTTAGTTGCACAGCTTTATGAAGAACTTGAAGAAAAAGTTTTTGTAAGCGATTTAAAGTATGGCAGCGTTATGGACTTGCGTATTTTTTGTGGCTATTTAAACAACCCTTTTGATTATTTTACAGAATAGCTATGACACATACAGAAGATATAAAAAGACTTGCAAGTAACGATACAATTGACTATCTTAACGCAAGAGTTGAAGCTCTTGAAAATAGAATTGAATATTTAGAAGCAATAATAGAAGTTGAAATTTTAAACAATAAACAATGAATAAACAAAAATTAACCGAGCTATATAATAAGTATAGTTTAAGTAAAGAAGATTTTTTTAAACATCAACATTATACGATTATTACTCGTGCCGGAATTGATAAAATTCAAGCAATTGAACAAATGAATATTACTTATGAAGTGATAAGATGCGAACCAAACTTTTCGGTATTTAAAGCAATAGCAACAAAAGACAATAAAACAATTGAAACATTTGGAAGTGCTTTAAAAGGTGAAGGGTATAAAGACGGAAATACTAATAGTTGGTATGTTGCTGAAATGTCAGAAAAGAGAGCAATGTCAAGAGCTGTACTAAAACTAACTGGTTTTTATGAACTCGGTGTATTTGGGGAAGATGAATCAGAATCATTTAAAAAGAAATAATATGTATGAGGAATCAAATTGCTGTGGAGCTGATCGGTGGTATTATACTGATTTATGCAGCGACTGCAAAGAACACGCAGAATTTATAGAAGTAAATTAATAAAATAAATAACAATTAAAAACAACAAAAATTATGAGTGCAATTATTACTTACTCGCTTCGAGTAGACAAACTACCTAAAGAAAAATTTATCGCGGGAAAAGACGGAGCCGTTTATGTAAATTTAGTTATGACCATAAATGATGAAACACGATATGGAAATAATGCTTCAGTTACAATTAGTCAAACACAAGAAGAGCGAGAAGCAAAAAAACCTAAAGAATATATAGGTAATGGAAAAGTAGTTTGGACGGACAATTCAATAAAATTAGCAGAGCGTGAGGATAAAGAAATGCCGGCTGCCCAAGAAACTGAAACAAGTGATTTACCATTTTAATAAATAGAGGCGGTGTAACAACCGCTTTTTTTTATATATTTACAAAACAACAAAGATAAAATGATAAATGCAAAAAATTAAAACCATCGTTCCAGATAAAATAACAGAAGAAAAAACAACACAAAATATGTTGATGGAACTTATAAAAGAAGAATGTTCAATTGATACTTCTGAAGTTATGGATTATCCACCAACAGCGTTAAGTTTAGGTGAAACAATAATAAAAACAAAAAAAGGTAACATAACTTTTCCAATTCCAATTGGCACATTTGGTAATTTCAGTTTTGTGCAAGCTCCGCCAAAAACAAAAAAAACGTTTTTTATTTCACTTTTAGCATCAGTATTTTTAAGTGGTAATAATAATTTTGGAGGTAAAATTAAAGGTTATAGAAATAATAAATGTTTATTACATTTTGATACCGAGCAAGGTTCGTGGCACGCGCAGCGAGTATTTAAGAGAGTACAAGATATGGCAGGAGTTAAAGATTTAGGTTGTTATCAAACCTATGCCTTGAGAACAATAAGCTACAAACAAAGATTAGAGTTTATAGAATATTGCCTTGAAGAAAATAAAGATAAAAATGGATTAGTTGTTATAGATGGAATTGCTGATTGCGTTTCTGACGTAAATAATTTAGAGGAATCAAATTTATGTGTTCAAAAAATAATGCAGTTATCAGCTCGTTATAATTGTCATATTATTACAGTAATTCATTCAAATTTTGGAAGCTCCAAACCTACTGGGCATCTTGGATCTTTTCTTGAGAAAAAAACAGAAACTCAAATTGAGTTAGAGGCTAACACAGTAAATAAAGAATGGGTCACTGTAAAATGTAAAAGGTCGAGAGGATATGCATTTGAAACTTTTAGTTTTAGTGTTAATGATTTTGGTTTGCCTTATGTTGTTGGCTCAATTTATGACCCCTTAGAATGCTTTAATAAATAATAAATGAAAACACTTTTAGAACTAGCTTATAACAAACACAAAGATTGGATTAATATAGTTAAAAGTTTTGGTTGTAACCCAAGTTACGCGGAGGATGTTGTTATGGAAATGTATATGCAACTTGACAAAGATATAAAGCGCGGGCTTGATTTATCTTATAAAGAAGACATAAACTATTATTATTGTTATAAAGTTTTGAGAGGTATTTATTTTAATATTTATAAAAAGCAATCTAAACAAATTAAAATATATTTAGAAGATATGAATAATGAAATTCAGCAGGCAGAAGATTTAGGTATAGATGAGGTTGAGTATGCAAAACAAAAAAAAGCTGTTGATGATATACTTGATGAAATGTATTGGTATAATAGGAAAGTTTTTGAAATTGTTGCAAGTGGTAAATCAGTAGCTGCATTAAGTCGCGAAACTGGCATTAGCTATCACTCTTTATATAATACTTATATAACAACAAAAAGGTTAATTAAAAATAAATTATGAAATTAGGAGATTTAGTATATTACATTACTTACTATACTGGCATACGTTGGATAGTTAAAAAAATATGGGGAGAAGATTGCGGATGCGATAAACGCAGAGATGAGTGGAACGATATAGATTTAGACTTATGGAAATAGAACACAGAAAACAATGGGAACAATTCAAGGTAGAGGTTACAAGCAAACTAACACAACCACAATACAAGCTATTATGTAAGCTTCACGCAAAGTATTTTAATCACGCTTATTATGAGCCTTGCAGTTGCAGACCCAAAGAACTAAAACGATGGATAGCCGATATTGACAGACTATATATTAAATGCTAAAGTTTTGTTAAAATATGTAAATAAGATGTTTGTAAAGTTATTGTGTTGTATATTTGTATTAAACAATAACAAGATGCAAAAATACGAAGTAATTATTGACGACCACGAAGATGAAAACGGATTGTTTTACGTTTACAATAATGAAACTAAAAAGATTGTTAGCAAGGGTTATAAATATAGTCGTTACGCTTGTAATCTTCAAGATAAATTAGAATTAGGATATTAAGCAACAAAACAATGACAACACAACTACAAGACTTAAAACAAGAACTTCGGCAAATAGAAGAAACGCTACACCACCTTAATAAAATGGAAGGGGTTACTGAACGTATGAAGAAACGTTTAGAGGATAGAGAACTATATATAAGAAGTATAATTTATAACATACAATAACAATGAAAAAAACAAAGACTGGATTACATATCCAAACACGCAAAAACAGAATTGAGGTATTAACTGAAAAAGAGTTAGAATTAAAAGAACTTAAAAAAGCAGAGCAAAGGCAGCTGGTAGTAATGGCATCTATTTTATTACTTGCCTTCCTTACGTTTTGTTTAGGGTTTATGATTGGATATGGTAGCTAATGAATTTACTTCAATCTCAAACATATAATCTGTGGTTTAATTGGCTCGCCGATAAGATAATGGAGTGGAAAGATGCCAAGCCATTGAACAAAGACTTGCGCAACTGCATCAAAGCTATGAATGAAATAGGTATATTTGTAAATGGTTTGCGTACAGAGGTTGAGGTATTAAATAAAAGAGTGCAGTTAATTAGACAACAGAAGAACGAACTGATACAAAAACAACAAGAACAAATAGAGCAATTACAAAACAAATTAAAACAATACGAGATATGATAATAACTTACTGCAATATAAAAATGGAAGTTGAATATTGTTATGAAGAAGCAGAGCCTCAAACTTATGATTATCCCGGATCTCCTGATAGTGCAACAATTGAAAGCGTTTATGTTGGAGATATTGATATATATGATATGCTTACTATAGAACAACTTTATGATATTGAAGAAATAATTTTAAATGAAATAAGAAATTAATATGATCTTATTAATTGATGCGGATAGCTTAGTATATGCAAGTTGTTTAAGAGCTAAACAAGAAAATAGCTCTGAAAAATTTTACGCTAATATAGAAGACAGTATAGCTAAGTTTGACGAGCAATATATGAAGATAGTTAATGACCTTGAAGAAATATATGAAATTAATAAAATAATTACTTTTAATGGGTCAAAAGGTAATTTTAGAAAAATAATTACAGATACATATAAAGCTAATAGAAAAGCGCAAGAACAACCACCTTTGTTAGATGATATGCATCAATTTGTTAAAGATGAGTATAATAGTATTTGGGGTTATGGAATTGAAACAGATGATTTAGTTTCAAAATATTGGTTTGATATTTCAAATAAAGTAGGCCGAGAAAATGTTATGATTGTATCTATTGATAAAGATTATAAACAATTTCCGGCTTTAATATATAATTATCATTTTAAAAGAAAAAAAATATATGATATTTCAGAAGCTGAAGCATTATATAACTTTTATGAACAAATGATAATAGGGGATGCTGCTGATAATATTCAATACTTTAAAGGATGGGGTGCTAAATTTTTTGAAAAGAATTTTAAAGATTGTAAAACAAAATATCAGTATACTAAAAAAATGTATTTATTATTTAAACAAAAGTATAAAGGTAAAGCTCGCCAAAAATATATAGAATGCTATAATCTTTTAAAGCTAAGGGCATATTGAAAAAAAGAAAAAAATCAATTATAACAACAGAAAAACAACATAAAGCAATGAGGTGGTGTTTAAATAACAATATTAAAGTTGCTATATTACCAACTAATTCCGGTTTAAAGATCGAAGTAAATAAAGACGGTCATATAACATTATCCCCTGACACTTACGAAAATTATGCTGCTCAAAGCAAATGCTGGGAATTATATTTGTATATTTACAATAAACTAAACAAAAGATAATGAATATTTTAAAAGAAGCTCAAAAAATTATATTTGATAGAGCAGAAGAAAAAGAAAGACAGTACGGCAATATTGATGAATCAATAGCTAAAGCCGCACGAGTTGCTTCTGAATTATGCAACAAAGAAATAACTACTGAAGATTTTTATAAGTGTATGATAGCTTTAAAAGTATCACGAATGGCGTATAATACAAAAAAAGATACAATGCTAGATTGTGTTGGGTATATAGCTGCATTAGATAATTTTAAAAATAATGGCTATGAGTAATTTTGAATTGCAATATAAGCAGTTATTAAAAGACGTTTGTGATAATGGTATTTTAACAGCTAATCGAACTGAGGTAAAAACTTTTAAGCTATTTAATAAAACTTTAAATATTAATTTAAAAGAAGGCTTTCCAATTGTAACTGGTAAAAAAATATTTTTTAATAAAGCTTTAGGTGAATTTAAATGGATATATGAAGGTCAAACAGATTTAGAATACTTACATAAATATAATATATTTTGGTGGGATGAATTTGCAAAAAACAATCAGCTAGGTAAAGTATATGGATATCAAATAAAGCAATTTAACGGCATATTTAATCAAATTGAATATGTTATAAATGAAATAAAAAATAACTCACGTAGAGCCATT